AAAATTTCTGACAGTCTCATATTTACGCCAGACGAAAAGACCATGAAAATCAAGGTCTTTCTTTTATTCGGTGGTGCCCTTATTGGGTACCGCAATACAGTTGATTGCTGCACTAGCGTTGGTTCGTGCGTGCGCCAAGGTCAACCTCTGCATCCACAATCCGCTTGAGCAACTCCCAGCCCTGATACCCACCGTTCTACCGTGGGCCATCACTCAAAGAGCGCCTTACTGCAGCGAAAGCCTGATCATCTATCGATCTTGACTGTGCTGACACGCGAGTCCGAAAACCCTGGCTTTTGAGCAACGACCTCAAAAGTCAGGCTGCTGTAGTAAGCCCCGCCGTTCAGAGTCGTCTCGTCAGCAAACGACCACGATTCCCCAGTGATCCCGGTGACAGTCTTGACGACACTGCTCCCCGATTTAACGACTACTTGATACGTCGAATCGCTCACCTGACTCACGTCGTCGCCATTGAACACCACAGCAGGCACGGCGCCGTCGCGCTTCCTCCAGGTCAACGTCGCAACACCAGAAATCTGCCCACCCTCGACGCCATTCACACGCACACGCCCAGGCATCCACGGGGCCAGGTTGGCACCGGCAACGCTGTACGAATGCACGACAGCATCATCAACATCGAGCACTCCCGTCTGCGTTCTGGGAAGCATCCTTATCGACACAGACTCACTCCGACCGGACTGCCAGTCGGTAACCCCGAAACCTTCCGAAACCGCCCACGCACGGGCTCCTGCAGGGTGAGCCAGCGGCTTAGTTCCGAACAGCCCACGGTTGATCAGGCCCAAAGTCACTGTGGTCGAGTTGCCTGCCACCGCATTCTGATACGAGACCCATTCCTTGCCTAAAGCACTGACGAGCAGCATCAAACCAAGCCCCTGACGAACCTCTTCCTGCGTGATGGAAGACAGCTCCGCAGATGGCCCAGAAAGCACCAGGTTCGCATCTGTTCACCCGGTGCTCATCGCTGCCACAGTTGAGAAAAGAGGCGTGAAAGGCATCGCTCCAGCGTCGACGTAATCACTATCAACACCACCCTTAACCTGGAACTGGTAGTCAAGCGCAACACCAGGATTTTCCGCAACAATCAGGACGCTTCCAGTGGTCTGGTTTGTCGTCAAAATTGTCGGAGCATCGATAATGTCGTAGCGCGTGATGTCTGTTGCGTCGAAAGTCGGCTTAGTCCACTGGCGTTCGGAGCCATCTGCATACACGCTCAGGAAGACACCAAAAACGTCTTGGATGAGACTCAGCCGCACAGACCCATCTTGCGGTGCGCCCAGGTCGACAGCAGTGACGCGCATGATCATGTTCTCGATACCCAGATCTGGCCAGGTCAGCCTGACTACATCCCCAACCTCAGAGTGAGCCGGTGCTCTTGTACATTCGGCTATACAAAAAGCCCGCGAACTGGGGCCGGACGTCAGATCTGGTTGTCGAGAAGTTTGATGAGCCTTGTTTCGATGATTAAACGAATTGATGCGATGTTGAAATTATGGGCTGAAGACCTACATTCGCCTTCGCATGATGGAACCACTTCGGGTGGGAACATGATCGCCATGTTGATGGAGTACAAGGGCGAGCTGATACGCGGCACGCGGGGCAGCCGAGTGCTGCTGGATGAGTCTGCCGACATCGAGCTGATCGTCAACAAGCACCTGGCACCCGAGCTTGCGTTGGTCGTGCGTGAGCATTACTGCAACAGCGACAGTTTCCTGCATCAAAAAATAACCCACTGCGGTTGCAGTCGGCAGACCTACTACGACCGGCTGCATCAAGCACACCTGAGCATTCAAGGGCTGCTATGGGGTAAGGCTGCTTGAGGGCTCTCGCCATTTCCCGCTTGTCCTACCTCGTCCCACTGCCTATCTACATGGTGGGACGGGTTACAGCCCTGTCTGCGTTGCTCCGTCCCACTGTCCCACTTTTAACCAGCATTCTCACATGTAGCGTAGCGGGCACTATCACGCGCTACGCGCGCGTCAGCGTGCGTTTAAATATTCTCTCTTTACACGGAGAAATAACAATAAAGGTAGGACAGTGGGACAACGCTTTGTTTTCGGGGCGTTCAAGCGTCCCACATGTCTTTGGGCTAGTGGGACAGTGGGACATGTACAAAAAAGCGAATGGCCGATTGAGGGTATTCGTCTACATTGCCGGGGCGTTGATGCTGTGTTGCCTACATATTCGTCGGTGGCATTAATACTGGCTTGCTGCCACCGGAATCCACCTGTAAAAAGTAGTCATCTTCGATAGGTGCGACCGCATAGCGGCTCACGCACTAACAATCAAACCCGGCCAATGCGCCGGGTTTTTTGTTTTTCAGCTCACCCCTAAGGGGGGTAACCGGATGCGCACCATGCCCGACAAACCAGATACGTGGGCCAGGATCGTGGCGGCCATTTCAAATCCACTGTGGCAGGGCATGATCATGGCCATCGTCGTTTCTCTATTGCGCATCCTCTACGACGCCAAAGAAACCAGTAAGCGCCGGATCTTATTCGAAGCGCTGATCTGCGGGTCGTTGAGTCTGGTCGCGTCCAGCCTGATTGAGTGGATGACTTGGCCGCCGAGCTTATCGGTAGCTGCAGGTGGAACGATTGGCTTTCTTGGCGTTACGGCCATTCGCGAATTGGTGGCCCGTTTCATAGGCCGGAAGGTGGATTCCCTATGAAGGCTATCGCCGCTGCAATCATCATCGCGCTGGTGGGTGTACTGCTCGTCGGCATTCAGCAGTACCGGGTCGTCGCGTTGCGCGGCGAGGTGGAAGTGGAAGCAACGGCCAAGAAGAAAGCACTCGACGCCAATCTCGAAAGCGAGGCCACCATCACCACGTTGCGCGCCGAGGCCCAACGTAACGCTGCCTATCTGAAGGACTTGAATCAACGGATCAAGGCCAGCGAAAACAAAGCCAAACAGGCGAGGAAAGAATTTGAAGACCTCAAGCGCAACAGCAAGCCCGTTCGTGATTGGGCTTCTCAGCCTTTGCCTGACGGCCTGCGCGGCAAAGCCGGTGGTGGTCACAAAAACGTCAGCGGTTCGAATCGAACCCCCTGAGCTGATTCCTTGTGAACGCATCAACGCCGATGAGACTGACCTTCGTTCGAACGGCGACGTCTGGGAGCTGAAGGATCAGGCCATCAAGCTGCTCGACACCTGTGCCGATCAGGTCGACGCCCAGATCCTGCGCAGCCAGAGCAAGTAGGTCGTGGACCTACCCACGGCCACCCGCACCCTGGCTCGTGATCTCGGCGTTTCGGGTCGAATGGCCTGTTTTGGTGCGCTCCGAGAGAGGGGGGACCCTGGGGGTATTCGGGGCATACGGGGCTGCGGACTCGCGGAAGTCTGTTAGCGGACAGTTTTCCCACGTTGGTTGACAGTGGTTGACAGTTGACAGCGCTTTAGTTGACAGAGGTTTACATGACATTTCTCTCACGTACTGCTTATGCAAAAAGCAAAGGCTGGTCTCGACAGTACGTGGGCAAGCTTGCTCAAAACGGAAGACTGATTGAGACCGCTGATGGGTTAGTTGATGTCGATGCCACCGAACAGTTTTTGGGTATTACCAGCGACCCTTCAAGGCGGCCAGCGAGTACGTCTGCTCAACCCAGTCCTATTTCGCATGTTATCGAACCGGTTAACCCGCCAGAGTCGCCGTCAATGGTTGTTGGCTACCAGCAATCAAAAGCACGTTTGGCATTGGCCCAAGCGAGGCTCGCTGAAACCACTCTTCTTGAAGCGAACAAGTCTCTCGTTGAAGTAGCGGTAGTAGACGCTGCTGCTTTTGCAGCCGGTCGTATGCTCCGTGACCTGATTTTGTCTTTGCCCACTCAGATTGCTCCCGAACTGTCTGGAATGTCAGACCCTTGGGAGATTGAAAAATACCTAGTTGCTTCGTTGCGACGTGTTCTTGATGACGCGGCGTCGATGACATCAAAGGCAAGGCCAGCAGCATGCGTGGAAGCGGTAAGACCACCCGCAGCGGTAGCTGGGAGGATGTGCCGTTGTCCAAGATTGTCAGCGACATTGCCGCACGCAATGGCTGGGCCTCAGCCTGCAACGTAGCGACAAAGGTCCCACGGGCTGACCAGCTCAACGAGTCGGATTACCACTTCATCACACGGCTGGCAAAAAAGTACGACTGCACGGCCAAGGTCGCCGACGGCAAGTTGCTCGTCATGCCCAGGCAAGAGGGAGTCAGCGCATCCGGGAAAGCGTTTGGCGTTCTGGCCATCACGCGCCAAGACGTCAGCCGATGGCAGTTCAGACTGGGTGATCGTTCGACACACAAAGCCGTGTCGACGAAGCATCAGGACAAGAAGACCGGGAAGCTCCAGATCGTGACCCTCAACAACGAAACGGCCCCGGACGGTCTCCCGCCTGTTCATACCGACCGGCATATCTACCCCAACAAAACCGCAGCGGAGCAGGCCGCGAAAGCGCGTCTTGCTGCTTTCAACCGCAGCACTGCAGGCATCCGTCTTGAAATGGTCGGGCGTACTGACCTGTTCGCGGAGCGCATGATCAGCGTGCAGGGGTTCAAGGAGGGGCTTGATGGCGAGTACCTGACGGATTCGGTCGAACAGGTATTTACCCAAGCTGGCTGGTCCACCACGGCCGAGTGCAATGGTGGCAACAAGGGCAAGGCAAAAGCCAAAGGCAAAAAGAAAGAGAAAAAGCCAGTCAAGGTCGTGCAGCTCTGACCATAACCTCCATCACAAATCACCTCTATTCAGGAGATGTCTGAATGTCGATTACTGTGCAGCAGTTGCTGCAGATCCTCCCCAACGCCAGCTCCCGAGCTGGCGTTTTTGTTCCTGTCTTAAACGTTGCGATGAGCAAATATGCCATCGTTACGAAGCTTCGTATCGCGGCCTTCCTGGCGCAGGTGGGCCATGAGTCTGGCCAACTTCGCTACGTACGCGAGTTGGGCAGTGATGCGTACCTCGAAAAATACGACACCGGACGGCTCGCCGAACGCCTGGGCAACACGTCAGAAGACGATGGCGACGGTCAGTTGTATCGGGGTAGGGGGCTTATTCAGATCACGGGTAGGGATAACTACGCCGCGTGCGCAGAGGCCCTGGGCCTGGATCTGCTCGAGCATCCTGAACTCCTCGAGC